CGGGGCGTCGTGTGCTCATGGCCCTCTTGTTATGCCTACTGCCCTGCTCCGCGCCTGCTCAGGCCGCACCGGCTGCCCGAATCTCACGGCTCGAGGCCCGTGCCCTGACTGTCGACGCGCCCAGGACCAGCGCCGAGGGACCGCGCACAGCCGCGGCTACGACAGTCGGCACTGGCGACCGTTCCGCGAGCGGTTCTTCGACCGGCTCATCGCGCTCAACATCAGTCCGGTCTGCGGCGCCGCGTTGCCGGGTGGACCCGCGATGGACGCGAGCGAATGCCGACGCGCCGGCCGCCTCGAAGCGACCGGACTCCATCTCGATCACGATCCGCCCCTCACAGGGGCCGAGCGCACGGACTGGCGCAACGTCTGCGATGAGCTGCGCGTCGGACTCCTCTGTGCTCATTGCCATAGCCGCAAGACGCTGCAGGAACAGCGCGACGGCCGCGTGTGATACCCACAGGACGCACGACAATCGTCTGAGCCCCGCGCTCGCCGCGCGCGACACGCAGCACGGCGGTATATCCCTCGCGAATCACACGGGGCCTCGAGGCGGGAGACCGCGCCGGCCTCGTCTGCACAAAATCAGGGAATCAAAAGTATTTCAAAGCGCAGCGTCATGAATCAAAGGAATCAATCATGCCCCGTGGCGGCCGTCGCGTAAACGCAGGGCGCAAGCCCAGCAGCCAGCGGGGCGTCGTCATCGGCCTGGATGGTGTGCGGCAGCCAGCGGGCGCGGCGCTGGCGAGCATTGACGATGCGACGCAGCGGCTGGCGATCCCCCCGAAGGACCTCACGAAGGGCCAGCGGCGGTTCTGGGAGACCTACGCGCCGCGCGCGATCGAGCAGCGCACGTTGATCGACGCGACGGTTGCAGGGTTCCGCGAGCTCTGTGAGCAGTGGGCGCTGAAGGATGCGATCGCGGCTGACATCCACACCAAAGGGCCGACGACCCGGGACGCGGAAGCGCAATTGCGCACGTACGTGAAGCTGGCGCAACGGGTGGACTCCTCATTGGCGCGGTTCAAGCTCACCGGGTTCGGGAAGCCGGCTGAAACCGGCAGCGGGCGACAAGCGCCAGCGGCGAATCCCTGGGCGCAGGTGGCGGCAAAGAAATAGATGGCGACGAAGGACTACATCGCGGAGGCGCGGCGGTACGAGGCGGACGTGCGCGCGGGGCGTATTCCCGCCTGCAAGTGGGTCCGGCTGGCCTGTGAGCGGAACCATCACGATCTTGCGCGCGCCGCGGCGAAGGATCCCGCCTTCCCGTATCGCTTCGATCTGGATGCGGCCACTCGCATCTGTCGCACCGCCGAGATGTTCCCGCACATCAAGGGCCCCAAGGCCAAGGTCGTGGGCCGTGACGAGGAGCACCGTCCGATCTGGGCCACGATCGTGCTCGAGCCGTGGCAGTGCTGGTTGCTCTCGACGATTTTCGGCTGGCTACAACTCGACGGGCTCCGTCGGTTCCGCGTGGCCTTCCCGCTCGTGCCAAGGAAGAACGCGAAAAGCACCCTCGCGGCGATCGTGGTGCTATTCATGCTGACGGCGGACGGGGAGAGCGGGGCTGAGTGTTATAGCGCCGCGACGACGCGCGACCAGGCCAAGGTGGTCGCGGAAATCTGTTGGGAGATGGCGCAGCGGTCGCCCGCGTTCCGCGAGTACTTCGGGGTCAAGCTCGGATCCAAGACGACCCGTACGCTGTCGGTGCCAGAGACGGCCAGCAAGTTCGGGCCGCTCTCTGCCGATGCCCACACGCTCGATGCGCTCAATGTCTCGCTCGCCGTCATCGACGAGCTCCACGCGCACAAGACGCGCGGCGTGTGGGATGTGCTCGACACGGCGACCGGCGCACGCCTTCAGCCGCTGCTCTTTCCGATCACGACCGCTGGCGTGGACATCGGCGGAATCTGTTACGAGAAGTTGACCTACCTCGAGAAGGTGCTCGAGGGCACGCTCGCCGATGAGCAGTTCTTTGGGATCTACTACACGATCGACGAGGGGGATGACTGGCGCGACGAGGTGAGCCAGCGCAAGGCTAACCCGAACTACGGCATCAGTGTTAACCCGTCCGATCTGAAGCGGAAGGCGAACGAGGCCGCGCATTCTCCAGCGGCGATCAATAACTACCTGACAAAGCATCTCAATGTTTGGGTCCGCGCCGAATCCACTTGGATGCCGATGCGGGAATGGATCGCGCTCGGCAACCCGGCTTTGCGCATCGAGGACTACGCGGACGCGCCTTGCTGGATCGGCGTGGACCTCGCGGAAGTGCGCGACATCGCGGCGGCGGTGGCGATCTTCCGACCAGATCAGACGCATTACGCTGTGTTCGGGCGGTTCTATCTGCCCGAGCGCGCGGCGGCGCGGTCACCGGTCGCACAGTTGTCGGGATGGGTTCGCGACGGGCACATCATCAAGACCGATGGGGACCAGGCCGACTACCAGCGCATCGAAGACGACCTGGTGCAGTGGTGCGATGACCTCAACGACGTACGCGAGATCGATTTCGATCGGGCGCTCGCGGCGCAGATGAGCCAAAACCTGAAGCGCCGGCTGCAGCCGCGGATGGGGAAAGACGCCGTGGAGCGGTTCGTGCTGACCGTGCCGCAGTCCATTGAGACGATGAATCCGGCGATGCAGTTGACCGAGCGGCTCGTGCTCAGCGGGCTGATCGCTCACCCAGCCAACCCCGCGTTCAACTGGCAGTTCAGCAACGTCGTCGTGGAGCGGAACTACAAGGACGAAATCTACCCGCGGAAGGCCGGCGGCAAGGACTCACCGAACAAAATCGACGGACCAGTCGCGCACTTCACCGCGTTGAGCCGCGCGATGTTGGCGAATATCGCGCCACGCCGGAAAGCCAAAGGCGCGCGCATCTGGACACCGAACGGCTTCAGGCCGGCGGACGGTACCGATGGCGCAGGAGAACAGCCGCATGCGTAGCGCGATCGCCACGGCCGCCCGCAAGGCGGTCACCGGCGGCGCCGAGGGCTGGCTCGACGAGCTGCTGCTCGCGCTCGCCCTGGTGCTGGTGACGAGTGGGCTCTGGTCGGTCCTGGGTTCGGCGGCACTGACGGTGCCGGGGGGCGTGCTGCTCTGGATTGTCATGCCGTCCCGCGCGGCGTTCATTGCGCGGCCGCCGGAGTCAGCGCAACGGTCGCGCGACGGAGGGAAGTAGATGGCCCGTGTAGCTCATCGGAGTGAGCGTGCTCGCAGGCGTCCGGCCCCAGGGCGAGGTAGTCGGTTCGACTCCGACCACGGGTCCATCGTGTCGGCGAAGGGAGTAGGACGGCATGGGCTTTCTGCAGACGATCAGTAGCGTGGCGTCGCCGGCTCGACTCCGCGCGAGTGCCCAGGAGCACGCGACGGCCTTCTGGTCTGGCGCAGATATGGACTGGGGGCACGCGTTGTCGGCGGCGGGCGTGACGGTTACGCCGGACTTGGCGCTGACGTTGAGCGCGATGTCCTCCGGCGTGCGGATGATCGGCATGGACCTGGCGACCCTGCCGGCGCAGACGTTCAAGGTCCGCGACGATGGCGGCAAGGATCGGGTGAAGCCGATCTACGGCGACGGGATCGACCAGAGCGCCGGGATCGGGAGTCTCGCCTACATGCTCCGGTGGCAGCCGAATGCGTTCCAGACGGCGACCGAGTTCATGCTCGCGCAGGTCGCGCAGTACCTGCTGCGCGGGGTAGCCTACGCCGAGATCATCAACGGGCCGTATGGGTTTCTCGCGCAGTTGCTCCCGCGCCACCCGGATCGGGTCACGGCCGAGCGGTTGCCGTCGGGACGCATCCGGTATCGCCTCACCGAAGCGGGCGGCGCGCCGCGGTATCTCACGCAGGACGAGATGTTCGTGGTCCGCGACCTGTCCTTCGACGGGCTGAACGCGCTGTCCCGGGTGCGGTACGGGTCCGAAGCGATCGGCTCGGCGATTGCGACCCAGCGCGCGGCCGGGAAGTTCTTCAAGTCCGGCATGACCGCGTCGACCGTCGCGACCTATACCGGCGAGATGGACGAGGAAGACGAGGCGGCGCTCCACCGGAGCATCTCGCGCTATGCGGCCGGCGTGGACAACAGCTTTGGTCTGATGCTGATTCCCGACGACGTGAAGATTTCCAACCTCGCCATCGAGCCCGAGAAAGCTCAGATGATGCTCGCGCAAGAATGGGGGGTGCGCGAAGTCGCGCGGCTGCTCAACCTGCCCGGCTCGAAGCTGGGGATCAAGGATTCGGTCTCGTACAACTCGCAGGTGCAGTCCGCCCTGGATTACGTGATCACCTGCCTGCGCCCGATCGCGGTCACCTTCGAGCAGGCGATCCAGCGCGACCTGATTCTGGCGAAGGACACCTACATCGTCGAGTACAAGCTCGAGGCGTTGATGCGGGGCGATTTCGAGCAACAGTCGAACTTCGTCGAGAAGCTGATCCGCAACCGCGTGATGCGGCCGGGGTCGGAAGCGCGGTTGCTGTTCGGGCTCAACCCGGACCAACGGCTCGATGCGCTCCACGTAGGCGATATGCGACCGGGCGCGAGCGCCAGTCCACGGCCCACGTCAGAGGGCCAGTCGTCCCGCGCGCAACTCAAGGGGATGCTGGCGTTGCACGATACCGCCGTGCGGGTGCTGCGTCGCGAGCGGTACGGCGTGGAGAAGCTCGCGAAGAAGCACGCGGACGATCCGGCCGGCTGGCAGGCTGGGCTGCGGGAGTTCTACGGCACGGATCATGCGCCGTTCCTTGCCCGTGAGATGCGGCTCGACTTGGAGACCGCGCGGGCGGTGTGCGCGCAACACGGGTCGGCGTTGGAGGCTCAGGGCCTCGTCGTGATCGACGAGCACTGGGAACGGCAGGAAGCGGAAGACCTCTGCGCGCTGGCGCTTGACGCGGCCGCCTGAAGGAGAGAGAGCGATGGCAAAGACACCCACTCGGAAATCGCGCGCGGCGGCTAGACCGGCGTCCCCGTCGAAGGATCTCCACGTCGCGCAGGCCGTATTCAATCAGCCCTGGGCGATCCACGGGCCGAAGCTTAGCGAGATTGCAGCGGTGGTGCGGCGGCACATGGCCGGCGTCCAGCTCACCGATTCGGAGGTGCGCGCCGCGATCGGGGCGCTGGACTCGCCGCCGCAGCCGATGCGACCCCAGGGGAACGGGATCGCCGTCATCCCCGTCTACGGCGTGCTGGCGTATCGCATGGACATGCTGACGGCTATCAGCGGCGGCGCGTCCCTGCAGCGGCTGAACGCCTTGCTCGAGGAAGCCATCGCCGACGCGGCCGTGAGCACGATTGTGCTGCGCTTCGAGACGCCAGGCGGCTCCGTGGACGGCATGACCGAGCAGGCCCTGCGGATTCGCCAGCTTCGCGGGCGTGGCACGAAGCGGATCGTCGCCGCCATCGACATGCGGGCGCTTTCGGCTGGGTACTGGCTGGCCAGCCAGTGTGACGAGATCGTGTGCAGCGACAGCGGCTACGTCGGCGCGATCGGCATCGTGACGGAATACTGCGACACCTCGGAGGCGATGAAGATGGAAGGCGAGATCGTCGAAGTGATCTCCGTCCCGCCGAAGAAGGCCGCGACGATGCAGCCCGGTCCGCTATCTGATGAGCGCCGCGCGCGGCTGCTCGACGTCATGGCCCAGTTCTACGCGAAGTTCGTTGGGGATGTGGCCAAGGGCCGCGGCATCTCCGTCGCGAAGGTGAAGTCCGACTTCGGCGGCGGGGATGTCCTGACTGCCGCCGAGGCGAAGGAGGCCGGGATGGTGGACCGGATCGAGCCGTTCGACGCGACACTGGCGCGGCTCGGTGGGAAGCGCGGCGTCGCGGTCAGCGTGCGCGCGGAGGCCGGCGAGACACCAACGATCGCGGCGTGCGCGACGGGTGCGGGCGAGGAGACGGCGCTGGGAGCGCCGACCGCCCCGGTCGGTGAGGTGGATGCCTCGTCACACCCCGTTACGAAAGCAACGGGCGAATCCGACGCCGTCGAGCCCACGGACGGCGCCCAGGCAGAACAGATTGCCGCCGACGAAGCGGCCATCCTCGCGGCACTCAGCGCGCCTGCCGTTTGATCATGGGATGGGCTGAGCGAGTCACCGCGCGTCGCTGGAACTGGCTGTATCGCCAGTCGTTCTGGCGACGTGTCGTGTTCGCGCTGCGCTGGTTTCGACAGGCTGGCACGCGCCGGATGTTTCGCGGTCACTTCAGGCGCTGGCTCCTGAGAGGTGGTCGGCCGCCGCAGTGGTCGGCGATCCAGGCGGATCACGCGATGATCCGGGAGGCGCAGCGGCAGGCCAAGGCGGCGGGACGATCGCAGAAAGGAGCGCGTGTATGAGCCGGCCAACTCGAGCAGACACCCCCAGTGCCCCGCTGGCGGTCCGCGTGTCTCAGGCCGAGCGGGAGCGTATCGAGCGCGCGGCGCGCGTGAACCGCCAGAGCCTGAGCCAGTTCCAGCGGCAGACGATTCTCGCGAAAGCGGATAGTGTTCTTCTGTCTATGCCGTTTCGTGACGCGCTCAGTCTCGTTTGTAACGCCGACGAGGCGTCCAAGGCCGACAGGATAAACGCCCGCCATCGGACCATGCTGGCAGCTGCCGCGGCGGTGCATGCGGCACGCGCCCGAAGGGCTATTGAGCGACAAGCATATCGAGAGAGCCGGAAAGAAGCGATCAGGCGAGGACGACAACTGGCATCCTCTCGCTCGAACGCTATCCGCCTTTCTAGGCTTTACCTGGCCTTTAAAGAAGTTGTCGATCGCGACATCGTGTTCAGCCGCAGCGAAGGAAGGTGCGGCATTTGCGGGCTCGAACTACTGCGATCTGATTTCACTGTCGATCACGTCGTCCCATTGGCGCGAGGCGGAGAGCACTCCTACGCCAACACGCAGGCCTCGCACAAGAAATGCAACAGCCGGAAAGGCGCGAGGTGGATCGGTGGCTTCAAAACGCGGACGCCCGTCAGTTTCGCAATCTGAGCCATCAACAGAGCCTGTACGATCGCGCCTACGCGGCGGCAGCCATCGAGAGAATCTCTGTCCCGGAACGCATTCGCAGGGCACTCGAGCGGGATTTAGGAACCCAAAATAGCCAGTCCTGATAGTCCGGTCCTACACTGAATCTACATTCGCACGGCTGACCACGCTCTTGCTGAGAACACTCAGCACTCGGGTCAGTACCCAGCCAAGCGGCTTCCAACAGGACGCGCGCGGTTGCATCGAGCCCTCACCGGGCTTGTTCAGCCGTGCGCGTTTCTTTTTCAGGGAGCCGCGACCATGAATCTCAAAGCACTCCGACAGCGTGACGCCGAACTGCGCGGCGAGATCGCGAAGGCGACCAAGGCCCGCGCAGCCATCGGCGAAGCTGCGCTGGCCGAGAAGCGCGCGTTGACCGACCCGGAGCGCGAAGCGTTCCTGAAGGCCGGCAAGGACATCGAGGCGCTCGAGGCGCAGCTCGCCGACACCGCGACGCTGCTCGCCGCGGCCGAGGCCGCGAACGAAGCCGAGCGCGCCTATCGCGGTGCCACGGCTGATGCCGACGCGCAGACGGCCGCGGCGGCAGCGACCGCGGCCGGCGTCACCCCGCGGGTCGACGTGGGCGCGGACCGCACGACTAAGGCACCGGGCTTCTTCGGCCGGCAGCTCCAGGCGGTCTACCGGCTGGCCGTCGCGCACGGTCAATTCGGCCAGTTGACCACGGCCGAGCAGACGATCATGAAGCCGCTGATGGCGGGCGGTCATTCGGAGGATGGCTTCGCGATCGATCCGAACCGGGCCGCAGCGTATGTCGACGTGGCCTACGGGCGCAGCTCGGGCTTGCGCGCGGCGGCCACGGGGATGAACTCCGACGTGGGGTCCGAGGGTGGGTTCCTCGTGTCGCAGGAACGGTCCTCGACCGTCGTGCAGCGGGCCTACCAGACCGGTGAAATCCTGAGTCGGCTCCGGCCGCTGGGCATCGGCGCTGGGTCGAACGGCATGCTCCTGCCGGCCGTGGACGAGACCAGCCGCGCGGACAATTCGCGGTACGGCGGCATCATCTCCGGGTGGTTGGGTCAGGGCGGCACGCTCTCGACCGGCAAGCCAAAGTTCCGCCTGATGGACCTGAAGCTCCGCAAGGTCGGCGCGTTCGTCTACGGCACCGACGAGCTGATTGCCGACGCCGTGGCGCTCGAGAACTGGATCAATACCTACCTGCCGCTCGAACTGCGGTTCCGCGTGGAGAACGCGGTCGTCAACGGGACCGGCGCGAATCAGCCGCTCGGCGTGCTCAACGGCGGCGCGCTCGTCACGGTGACCCGCAGCGTGGCCTCGCATGTCACCAGCGACGACCTGCGCGGCATGTGGAAGCGCATGTGGGCGCCCGCCCGTCAGACGGCCGTGTGGCTCTACGACCAGAGCATCGAAGACGACATCGATGCGCTCGGGATCGCGATCGGCACAGCGGGTGTCCTCGATCCGAGCTACAAGCCTGCCGGCAGCGTGCCCGGGCAGATCTACGCGACCTACAAGGGCCGTCCCATGATTCCGGTGGAGCACTGCGCGAACATCGGGACGACGGGCGACGTCATCCTGTGGTCGCCGGACGACTACCAGACGATCGACAAGGACGGCGTGCAGCAGGCCGTCTCACTCCACGTAGCCTTCCTCGCGGACGAATCGGTCTATCGCTTTATCTACCGCGTCGATGGGCAGCCGATTTCCAACGCCACGCTGACGCCGAAGTCCGGCGGGAACGCGCTGACCTCCAGCGCCGTGGTGCTCAGCTAGGGTTCGCCGGTCACCGGTTACGAGGAGAAGCGCAATGGAAATTCTCGGCAGACTCCAGACGATTCCCATCCTGGCCCCGGCCGACTATCAGGCCGGCTCGCAGGATTTCGATTCCATCAACATGGGCAAGCTGCACGCCGTGCGGCTCATCCTGACCGCGGGCGTGCAGGCGGGCGACGGCGCGTCGATCAAGCTCTACGCTGGCGCCACGGCCGGCACGAAGACGACCGAGCTGCCGTTCAAGTACCGCGTGACGGGCACGGATTCGCCGGCCGCGAACGCGGACCTGTTCGGGCCGACCCCGTCATCCACCACGGGCGCCAGGACGGCGATCGCCGCGGGGGGCTCGGGACTCGTGTTCACGACCTCGGCGGACTGGAATCTCCGAACCGTCGAGATCGACATCGAAGCGGATCAGATGCCGGACGGCCTGGACTGGCTCACCGTGGAGTCGGACGACGGCACGGCCTCTGGGTTGTTCTGGGCGTGCATCGCGATCGGCGTGCCGCGCTACGCGGGCGATCTGCCGCCGACTGCGCTCTGATGCTGCTCCGCACGACGGCCGGCGCGTATGCCGGCCAGATTCGAGACTACAGCTACGAGGCGGGTCGTGCGGCGCTGGCGCGCGGCACGGCCGAACGCCTCGATCACACGGTAGCCGAGTATCGCCGCCTCCCACTCGCGGAGGCGGCGCTCTCTTCACCAGTCGGGAGCGATACACATGGCGAAACTGCACAGCAAATGGGTGGGGAACGTCCTGCGGTTCTTCCAGGGCGCCACCACCATCGCCGAGATCGACGGCGACAACAGCCTCGTTGATCTCAAGTCCATGAAGTTGAACGGCACCGCCATCGCGGCGACGGGTGCCGAGATCAACGCCGCGTGCGACAAGTCCGCGGCGGCGGCCATCGCGGCCAACGGTGACACGCTCGCCGTCACCCAGGCGCTGCACGCCGGACAGGTCGTGCAGTTCGGCAAGACGACCGGCACAGTCGTGACGCTACCGGCCGCGACGGGCACGGGTGATGTCTATACGTTCGTGATCGGCGTGACCGCCACGAGCAACGCCAACATCATCAAGGTGGCCAACGCGACGGACGTGATGGACGGCTCACTGAACATCCAGCAAGACACGGACGTGGACGGGACGCTCAAGGTGTGGCGCGCAGATGCGGGCGACGACACGATGACGTTTGCGGGCGCGGCCGGGACCGGCGGG